ACCATGTACAAAAGTCGGGTGGCATTTCGAGCGTCATCGATTTGAAATCAGACAGTCCGTTATACATGACGCGCCCCGTTGGAATCTGGAAACGAAGAGGAGTTCCATCCGCCTGCGTCACTTTCGTGCCCCCACCGCGCTTTCCAGCAAAGACGAGCGTCGACGTGTCAACCTCAGACCACTTCATATATCATAGTGTTCTTTACCTTCTAAGCCACCGTCTAAAAATATTTGTCTTATGTATGGTGTCCTCTATCGAATATAGACGTAAGCTCCGGGAACTCAACTTCCAGAAGCGCGCGCAGGCATACCACGCGACCGAAGCTTTTATGAAGAAACTTCCCTTACTGAACCTTAGAGGTACTAAAGTGTATAACTTTACCTACCCTAAAAAAGGATATACCTATACCCTCCCGAACAAGTTTCACCAAATTTTACCGTCCGTGACATACCCGATGGGCGATGCGGTACTCTTTCGTAAGAACGAACTGAATAGAGCACTTGCGACATACAAACGAAAGTTGAATGCGAACATCGATCCATACATACAAGCCGGCTATTCACACCCGACGGCTCGACAGACTGCAAAGTATGCAAAGTATGGAACGACGATCCGTCCTCATCCAGGTATGAAAATCCACCTTACCGAAATGCTCAATACAATTCGCGCTCGTCGCAAACCCGTGAATTACGGAAGAATGTGGATGGAAAAGAGCGGTGTTATGACTCGTCGAGCCGAGACTGCCAAGGCACGGGCGAATACCGAAGCCCGTGCAAAGGTACAGAAAAACTACGAAAAGATTCTCAAGAATGATACTTCTCGTTTGAACATGGCAAAGATACGCAGGTACACAAAGAATTGGCTCGGTCTAAATCTGAACAGTAATGCAAACTGGAAGGCTGCTTCCCTGCTCGTTCATCCGAACAAAGGTAATCGGACGCATGCGAATAATCAAGCAAAACGCAACGCGTTATTCAAGCTCGTAATGACATACAGGAACAATACAAAGTAGGTTTTTTTCTGAGACATAAGTAACAAATGAATTCGGCAGCTCGCGTTATTCAGAGAGGCTGGCGTCGTACGGCTACACGCATAGGTCGTCTCGGTGAAAGTGGAAACGGAAACAGAGTAAACTATTCAATTATGAAAAACGTACCGATAAAGACTCTTCATCAGATTCTTCTCAGAATTGCCCAGAAGAGTGGACAGAACTGGAAGTATCACGTGAACAACAATGGCCATATGATTTATGGCGGAGGTCCAAATAACGTGCGTCTGAACAGACAGGGTGTGATTTACAACATCGCTCTACTGACAAACATTCGACCGAACGCTCGCAAAGTGCAGGCGGCTCGCGTTATTCAGGCGCATGCTCGTGGTGCGAGTGCGCGCCGTGAGACTGCTCTTCGACGTGCGCCATTTGGAAGAGCACTTCCTCGTAACGTATTGAATAAAATTTTCAAGAGATAGGCGTCTCACCCAGAACACATCAAACACCCCTCTGGATTCGCCAACGAACACGCAAGTACCTCCTCCTCTGTCGGGACGGTGGGCGACAACGACAGTGCAGTTGGAGCGATCGTCACTTGCTGAGGACGAGACTTCGATCGTGTTCTTAAATAATATTGCCCCGTTTTGAGACCCTTTTTCCACCCGTACATGTGCATCGACGACAGCTTTGCTACGGATGGATTCTCCATGAAAATGTTCAACGATTGTGACTGGTCGATGTACGCCCCGCGGTCAGCCGCCATGTCCAGGATACTCTTCTGTGAAATCTCCCACACGGTCCGGTAGATGTTCTTGAGCGTCTCCGGAATACCATCGAGACCTTGTACCGACCCACCGGCTCGGATAATCTCATTCTTGATGGCAGGATTCCACTTATCGAGCTTCTGCAGGTCGCGAATCAGGTGCTTGTTCACCATGACAAACTCACCCGCCAACGTCCGACGCAGGTATATGTTGGTCGTGTACGGCTCGAACGCCTCGTTGTTGCCCATGATCTGGGCGGTTGACGCCGTCGGCATCGGTGCCACGAGCAGTGAATTGCGGAGACCGTGTGTTTTGATGTCCTCTTTCAGGATTTCATGATTGAAGTCAGGTTGGGTCCCCCACATATCGTACTGTAGGATGCCTTGGGAAGCGGGAGAACCAGCAAACGTCTCGTAGGGTCCCTCCTCCTTGGCGAGCTGACACGACTCTTGCAGGGCCGCATAGTAGATTCGTTGGAAAATGTACTTGTTCCAGTAGCGAGCTTCGGGACTGTCGAAAGCCCATCCCATCATCTGAAACACGTCTGCGAGACCCTGGACCCCGATACCAATGGGACGGTGACGCATGTTCGACTTCTTGGCTGCCTCGGTCGGGTAATAATTCTTGTCGATGACCCGGTTCAGATTCCGCGTGATGACCCGAGTCACGTGTTGAAGCTCGTCAAAATCAAACACCAAAGGGTGGGTCCCTTCGGATGCGGGTTTCTTCACGAAAGTCGGCAGGCAGATGCTCGCCAAATTGCACACAGCCGTCTCGTCCGGTCCGGAAACCTGAACCACCTCCGTACAAAGATTACTGGACTTGACGACACCGATGTTCTTCTGGTTGGACTTGGAGTTGACGCTGTCCTTGTAGCACATGTACGGCGTCCCGGTCTCAATCTGCGACTTGAGTATGGCATCCCAGATGGTACGCGCCTTGACCACGCGCTTATACTTACCCTGGGCGACATACGTCCGGTACAACTCGTTGAACTCCTCACCGTAGACATCCGGCAAACCAGGACACTCGTGAGGACACATCAGGTGCCAATCTTCACTCTTCTCCACCTGTTCCATGAATAGGTCCGGAATCCACATCGCCGTGAACAGATCGCGACACCGCATCTCCTCATCACCCTGATTCAGACGAAGCTCGAGAAACTCCATAATGTCGGCATGCCACGGCTCGAGGTAAATGGCAAAGGACCCCTTGCGTTTACCACCACCCTGGTTGACGTACCGAGCCGTGTTGTTGAACACGCGGAGCATCGGCACGATACCGTCTGCGACTCCATTCGTCCCCTTGATACGGGTGCCGTTTGCACGGATGTTCGAACAGTGGATGCCGATACCACCCGACCACTTGGAGATGTGGGCACACTCCTTGAGCGTCTCGTAAATACCGTCGATGGAATCATCCTTCATCGCCACCAGGAAGCACGAGCTGCCCTGTGCATTGTTGGAGAGACTATTAAAAAGCGTCGGCGTCGCATGCGTGAAGAACTTTTGGGACATGAGGTCATACGTTTCCTTGACGCGTGAATAGTCAGTCGCATGGACCCAAAGAGCAACGCGCATGAAAAGGTATTGGGGTGTTTCTCCAATGTTGAGATAGCCTTTTTGAAGCGTCTTGATGCCGAAATACCCAAAGAGGTAGTCGCGCTCGGGGACGATCCATGCGTCCACTTCGGGGGTGATGAAGGAGATTCCCTCATCAGACACGACACCCTTGACGTTGAGATGGGTCATGGCTTCGCTGAATTTCTTGGGACAGTTTTTCTGAAGGTTCGACACAGTCACCCGCATAGCAAGGGTCTCATAGTCTGGGTCCTCGGTGATCATCCCGATGGCAACCTCGGCGGTGAGGTTGTCAATATCGGCGGTGGAGATTCCGTCGTACATGGACGAAAAGACCTTCTGGGCAACCTTGTCAGGCTGGACGCCAACCAGGGGCTCGAACTCGGGTGACTGGTTGAGCTTCTGAAGACGTTTCGTCACCTTGTCGAACAACATCTCCTCGGGTACACCATTGCGCTTGACGACCTTCATTTGTATTACACACACAGTATTTCTCTAACAGCGTACTTCCATACGAAACCTCCTGCAGTCTTCTGCTTACCGACGAGGCAGGCCGACACGTTCTTCCGGTCGACACCCGCCGACTGTGCCGCAAATGTGACGGTCGTGAATGTTTCCAATAATTCACCGTCTTTTGTATACTTGTCGACTGCAGTACCGATCTTGGCTTTCGTCTCGGGTGTATGTGTTCTATTGAAGAATGGATTATTCTCCCCGACTTGGGTTCCCTTTTTCTTTGAACTTATAAGCGCCTTTGTTTCTTCTGTATGTGTTAGTCCCATGTGAGCCAGTCCAATTCTGGTTCTGGTTTCCTCCGTACGTGGTTTTCCAAAATTGAAGTTTTTCTCTCCAAGTTTAGCTTCTCTCATTTTAGACCTGGATTCAATATGAACAATTTTACGAGAATTTCCACCAGCTTCCAAGTTATAACCATTTGGTGATATTGAGTTTCTTTCTTGAATTTCAGTAATTTCCCTCTCGTCAAGTTGATCATTGGGGGCTTCCGTGATAACCGAAAACTCGAAGTTGGTTATACCATATTTTTCAAATGCATAATATAGAATGGTGCCGTGCATATTTTTATGAGCTCTCCATCTGTTCTTGACGTTCTTTTGTATAGTCTGACCTACGTAACATTTAGAATTTATGGTGTTTTTTATTAAATATATAAACCCCATTCTGGTCTGATATTATCATGAGAATTTCTTTCACACCGAATCAAAGGATTTTAATCTCCGTAAACTGTAACATGGCGAACTATATGCCTCCCAAGACGCCAACGAGCGAGGCATTTCTGTCTCGCTTCAACATCGAGTACCTGCACGGCGCCATCGTCAAAAATGTCAGTTCGAAGACTGGCATGAACATCGATCGTCAGAGCGACAGTGACCTGCAGGCTCTCATGGTTCGCGTGTACA